TCGCGCGATCTTGAAGGGGATCTCCCCCGTCACAATACAGTGTCGGCACACGGACTGCGAGCTCTTCCGTCACGGTACGGTTGTTCGGCACACGACTGCTACGCAACCTCGCACCTCGCACCTCGCACACATCCCTCTGCGCGGCGCATGCCCCGGGGGCGCAGGGACCCGTCACCTGTCTCGTTTCGCTCGAGGGGGGGAGGGGGCCGAAATCGCGCGATCTTGAAGGTCAACCTCATCTCGCTCCCCCGCGCGCAAAATTCAGGGGGCATCAACACCGAAAAGCGTCACACACAAAAGCGTAGTCCACTACGCACGAAGGAACCGCATGGCCGCCACGGCAAACCTTGAACACGACCGGTTGTAGGCGGTCTCCGCATGACCTCCTGCTGCTGCGGAAACCCGCTCGCTCCCTCCCGGAGCACCGTCACCGTCTCCCCGTGTCGCTGCGACACCCCGGGCCCTGGGCGCAGCCAGCTTCCTTCCCCCGGCCTTCCCGGCTGGGTGACGCAGCGGCAAGTCGAAAGTCGGCGTAGACTCGGGCTGCCCGACGTGACTCCGGCGGAGCGAGCCATCGGGACACGGCACACCTAGGAGGTCAGCATGGCGCTCTCGACACGACAGAAGACGGAGAGCCGGAAGGACATCGCGGCGGGCAAGGCCCCGGCGCTCACCACCCTCGACGAAGCGGCCGTGGATGGCGCCTACGGTGCGGAGAAAGCCAGCGTGGTGAAGAGCAGCCGCCTGCGAAGCGCCGGCCAGGATCTCGGCCTCCTCACGTAGTGTCGAGACGCCGCAGCGACAAACCTGAAAACCCGAACGCGCCGACCCTCAAGACGGCGCGGGACGGAAAGGCTCGTCACAAGTTTCGTGCTGCGGACGCGATGGCGACAGCGTCCAACCCGGGGGACGGCAGTAAGCGCCTCCTCAACTACAAGCACGAGCTAGTTGCGCGCTACGTCGCCGTGCAGGGTCTCCACCCTAACGATGCCGTGCGGAAGGTCTACGACGTGGAGGGCAGGCGCACCTCACGCCACATCCAATCGGAGGCGAATCGGATCTGTATCTGCAACCCGGCGGTGACGGCGCGTATCGCGTATCTCACGGAGTCGGTGATCCTGCGCGATGTGACCACGGTGGCGACGACGCGGGAGTGGGTCGAAGGGGAGATGGTGAAGACCTATCAGGAAGCTAGCAACGACGGCTCCTGGGCGGCGGCCGTGAAGGCGCTCGAACTCCTCGGCGTCGACAAAGGCATGTTCATCCGGAAGACGCAGATCGAGCACAATAAGAAGACGGTGAACGCGACGAACCGGGAGGAGCTGATTGAGCAGTTCATTCAGCTCGCGACCGACGCCTTCGGCCCGATCCCGAAGGACGCTCTCCGTGCGATCTTCGCGAAGGCGACGGGGGCGTACCTTTCGCTCTCCAGCGGAGAAACGCCGCAGGAGGTCGAGGTCGCGTCCTCGGACGGTCCGATCATTCTCGACGCCGAGCCGACACCCGGCAAGCCTGACACCGAAGACTTCGAGACGGTGGGAGAGGCGTGAAGCAGCCCCCGAAGCCGGCAGACGCGCAAGGGGTGAAGAACCTCGCGGACTTCCTCGAGCAAGTCCGCTACCAGAAGGCGCTCACCTTCGATCCGCTCCCGAAGCAACGCACGTTCTTTGACCTCGGGGCATCCGCACGGAAGCGCTGCGCGATGGCGGCGAATCAGGTGGGAAAGTCGACCATGATCGCCTTCGAGCTTCGCTGCCATCTGACGGGGCTCTATCCGGGATGGTGGCAGGGCCGGCGTTTCGATGGCGCGGTTCGTGTCTGGGTAGGCGGTCCCGACGCGATGCACGTTCGCGACAACATGCAGAGGCAGCTCTTCGGGCAGATGGACGAGCTGGGCTCGGGAATGATCGAGCGGCATCTGATCGAGAAGGTGCAGCGGCAGGCGGGCGGTGTGCAGAACGCCATCGACTACGGGATGGTGCGGCACAAGACGGGGACGCTCTCCTTCGTCAAGTTCAAGTCTTACGACCAGCAGCTCGACAAGTGGTCTGGGGACACCCTCGCCATCGTCGCCTATGACGAGGAACCGCCGGAGGCGCACTACGCTGAAGGGCTGACGCGCACGAACTACGGGGACAACGGGCGCCCGGGCATCGTGATGATCGCGATGACGCCGCTTCTCGGGATGACGGAGGTGGCGAGGCGCTTCTACCCGCACCCGCGTGAGAGCGACGCGGCTCTCGTGCAGATGGGCCTCCGCGACGCGCTTCAGTACCGCGAGGAGGACATCCCGAGGATCATCGAGGGCTACAAGGAGCACGAGCGCCGCGCGCGCGTCGAGGGCAAGCCGCAGCTCGGTGAGGGTGCCGTCTTCCCGTTCGACTTCGACCAGCCGGACATCTGGATCGAGCCTCCTGAGAGGCTTCGCTGGTGGCTCTACACAGGGGGCCTCGACTTCGGCGGCGCAGGTGGGGGGAGCCACCCGTCGGCTGCGGTCGAGATCGGGTGGGACCGGGAAGCCGACTGCATCTACGTCCTGCGCGAGCACCGGGCGAAGGGCGCGACGATCGCGGAGTTCTGCTCACCGCTCCGGCGCTGGAGTCCAGTGAGCGACCTGCCTCTCCCCTTCGCATGGCCCCACGACGGCCACATGACGGACCGGCGCGGCGGGGGAAAGATGAAGCTCCTGTACGAGGCGGAGGGGCTTCTCCTCCTTCACGAGCACGCGACCTTCGAGGGGCGGCTCCGGGACTCGCTCGAGGACTCGGTGTCGGAGATCCACGGCAGGCTGGCGGGAAGGCAGCTCAAGATCTCGCGCTCCTGCCCGCTGCTGCGGGAGGAGCTGGAGGGCTACCGCCGCGAGAAGGGCAAGATCGTGCAGGAGTATGACGACTTAATCTCGGCCCTGCGGTACGCTGTAATGAGCAAGAACATGGGCGCGTCGGCCTGGCGTTCGGGGCGCGAGCGCGTCCCGATCGTGGGCCTCGACTACGACCCTCTGGAGATGTAAGTCGTGGGTCTTTCTAGCTACGATCGGCTGCCGCCTGGAGAGACGTTCGAGGAGCGCTTCGCCGCTGGCAAAGTCAAGCTGCTTGGCTTCACCTATGCGGAGCTGCTCTACTTGTGTGAGCTGCGCCTCAAGGGCGCGCTGAACCTGAAGGAGTCCGCATGAGCTCCCCCTCCTCGCCCACCCCGCCGCCGGTTCCGCCCGAGGTACGAGAGGAAGACCTGACCGCGCGCCGGCGCCTTCGCGGCGCGACGCTGCTCTCGGGCTCCGGCTTGGTCGGCGCCCAGCCAACCGTCGGCTCGAGCCCCATCAGAGGTTGAGTGGGCGACAGCCAGGACCATCGTATCGGCTTTCATCACGGTGTCGTCACCTGTCTGCGTGCTTTGCGCGCGGGGTATTCGTTGAGCGATTTGGTGAGGTACGAGCGTGAGGCGCGCGCATACCGAAGTGGTGCAGGCAGCTATTGGGAAGTTTGAATGCCTCTTGACGATCCCCTCACGATCACCCGTCACTTCGAGGCGGTGAAGGGCGAGCGTTCGACGTGGGAGACCTTGTGGCAGGAGGTCTCCGACTACGGCCTCGCGCGCCGGGGAGGCTTCACGGAGGAGCGCCGGCCGGAGGGGCGTGGCAAGCGCACGCGCCTCATGTACGACAACACGATGATGGTAGCGAACGAGCTGTGGGCGAACGGCGTCCATACGATCCTGACGCCGACCGGCACGCGCTGGGTCCACGTCGAGCCTGCGGACTTATACCTCCTTGACGTGGCGGAGGTGGCGGACTGGTTCGAGGAGGTGGAGGACATCTTCGTCCGCGACATCGAGCGTTACGAGTCGGGCTTCCACGATCAGATCAGCGAGGTGTACACCGATATCGGTGCGTATGGCAACGGCGCACTGGCGACGATGTTCGAGCCGGACTTCGGGCTCCTCTTCCAGTCGCTCCCGCTCGCGGAGACCTACGTCGAGGAGGACTCCTACGGTCGCGTGCATCGGATTTACCGCCTCTTCGAGCTGACCGTCTCGCAGATGGTGGAGCGCTTCGGCCTCGACGGCGTGCCGGCGCGGGTTCGTACAAAGTACGACGCCGGGAAGGTGACGGAGCGCAGCAAGGTCTTGCAGGCGTTGCTCCCGAACCCGGCGTATACGCCGCACACGCGCTTTGGCGTCGGCGTGCACCAGATCAAGAGCTGGTTCATTGACTATCAGGAGAAGAAGACGCTTCGCGTCGACTTCTTCCGCGAGCTGCCGGTGGCGTTCGGCAGGCTCAGCAAGGACGCGGACGAGTCCTACGCGCGTGGCCCCGGCATCCAATCGCTCTCGGATCAGCGCATGATCCACAAGATGAAGTACACGACCCTTCGCGGTGCTGAAAAGGCCATCGACCCACCGATGCTCTTCCCGGACACGGGCTACGTGACGCAGGTGGATCTCTCCCCCGGCGGACGCACGATCTACCGCGCGGCGACGCCCGACGCGGTGCGCGAGCTGTACACGCGCCCGGGGCAAGGTGTCGATCTCGGTATCCAGCTCGTCGAGCACACGCAGACGAACATCCGCGCGGCCTACCACTACGAGCTTCTTCAGATGATTCAAGATCCGCGAATGACGGCGACACAGGTGCTAGAGATCAGCTCACGGGTGCAGCAGATCCTCGCCCCCGAGATGTCGCGGCTGCACGGGAGCCTCCTCGAGCCCATGGTGACGCGCGCCTTCGCCCTCGAGCTTCGCAACGGGCGCTTCCCGCCCGTCCCGCCTGCGCTTGCGGGCGCAGGCGTGCGCTTCCGCTACGTCTCCCCCGTGCAACGCGCACAGCAGGTAGGTGAGGCACGTGCCGTCATGGAGGCGTTCAACGGCGCGCTCCAGGCGGCGCAGGTGGACCCGCGCGCACTCGACGCAATCAACCTCGAAGAGCAAACGCGATTCCTCTACAAGGCTTTCGGGGTGTCGCCGTACTTGCTGCGCACGCCCGAGGCGGTGGCGGCACTCCAGGCTGGGCGCGCCGAGCTTCAGCGCCAGCGCGAGCAGAAGGAAGAGGCGATGATGCTGGCGCAGGCGCTCGGGAAGGGTGGGCCGGGGATCAAGGCCCTCGCCGAGGCGACGCAGACCGGGCGGGAGGCGGCGTGAGCGCGGACGCCGCCTGCGCGCGCTGGCTCGTTCGCCTGAAGAACGCCTACCGTGACTGCTTCGAGGGGAAGGACCGGAAGCTGAAAGCTTCGGCGACTCTCGTGTTGGGCGACCTCTACAACGTCTGCCATCAAGGGCGCAGCATCGCGGATCCCGGCTTCTCCCGGGACGACATGCTCATCGCGGAGGGCGAGCGCCGGGTGTACCTTCGAATCACGAACATGCTCCGCGCAACAGAGGCGGACCTCTACGAAGCGGCCCTCGCGATGGCGCGTGAGCAGCGGGCCATGATGGATCCGCTCGAAACAGGAGACTTTCAATGAGCGATGCGATTCCGACTCCCGACCCGGCACCGGGCTCTGCGCCTGCTGCGCCCGATTGGGGCGCGATGGTCGGCTCTCTTCCCGAAGACCTTCGCAAGGGGATCGAAGGCACGGGCGTCAAGGACTTCGCGAGCTTCGCGAAGCACCACGTCAGTGTGGCGCAGCAGGTAGGGAAGCCGCGCATCCCTTCGGCGGAGGAGCGTGCGAAGTGGACGCCGGAGCAGACGGCGGCCTTCCATGATCAGCTCGGCTACCCGAAGGAGGCCAAGGCTTACGGCCTCGACGAGTACCGCTGGACCGACGAGATGGTGAAGGCGGCCAACCATCCCATGGCGGCGCATTCGGCGGCGCTCACCAACGCGCTCGTTGATCGCTTCGCCGCCTTCGCTGCGGAGAAGCGCATCCCGCGCGAGGCGGCACGCGCGGCGGTGGAGTTTTATCAGGG